ATTCCAGACACAGATAAAGGAGGGCAATAACAATGAGTAATTTCTTTGATTTCAACACGGCATCCGAGCAACAGGAGGGCGATCTGCTTCCCTCTAAAACTTACGCAAGAGTAATCTGCGCCATTCGGCCGGGAGGACATGGCGTTGGGGGATGGCTCTCAAAATCGCAATCCGGTTTCGAGTACCTGGTCATGGAACTGACCCTATCATCCGCACCTTATGCCAAGCGAAAGATTTTCCAGAACGCCGGCGTGGGCGGAGTGACAGAAGGGCACGAAAAAGCGGCTTCGATAACGCGATCACTGCTCCGCGGAATGCTGGAATCGGCCAAGGGTATCGATCCCAAAGATGAGTCTGATAAAGCCCGACGAGCGCGCATCATCAGCACCTGGGAAGAACTGAATGAACTGGAATTTGCCATAGAAATTGGTATCGAAAAGGGCAAGGACGGTTACGGCGACAAGAATAAAATCCTGCGTGTTCTGACTCCCGACCACAAGATATATCAGCGAGTAATGGCGGGAGAAACTGTTCTGCCCGGCGGACCTGGAAAGACAGATCCGACTGCGGCGCTTCCTAAAAACACGCCACAGCCAACAAAAAACCAGGCACCCTCAGCAATTCCGGCATGGGCGAGGTAAACAATGCTTCCCCGTCCATATCAGGAAACCCTTGTAGAGCGAGCGGTAAGTGCGTTGTCCGAATACGGAAACACGCTTGCCATCGCCCCCACGGGATCCGGCAAGACGCTTATGATTTCTTGGTTGCTTGCAAGTCTGGGCGGCCGGCAAATGATCCTGCAGCATCGGGAAGAATTGGTCGCGCAGAATCGGGAGAAGTTCCACCGGATCAATCCGGATAGGAGTTCCTCTGTTTATGGTCTCGGTATCAAAGACCCTTCCGGAGACACTATCTTCGGCATGGCTCAGACACTTGGACGGAATGGCGGCATGGAGATTCTTCCGCCATTGGACGTTCTGGTAATTGATGAAGCACATCACACCAGATCGGAGACATACCAGCGCATCGTCGATGCCGCCAGATCCCGAAACCCCAATGTTCTCATCGCGGGATTTACCGCGACAGCATCGCGTGGCGATAAACGTGGTCTGAAGCCGACCTTCGACAATGTCTGCGACATGATCACAATGCGGCATCTAGTGGATCTGGGGTTCCTGGTCCCCCCACGGACGTTCATTGCCACCCTTCCCGGTCTTGCTGAAGAAATCCAAAAAGTACGGAAAACGTCGTGTGGCGAATACGACTTAGACGAGGTTGAAACATTAATGAACACCGTGCCGGTAAATACCGCGGTGTTCAGGGAATGGAAGGATCTCGCCGGTGACCGGAAAACGATCGCCTTCTGCTCCACGATCCGCCATGCGGAAGCGGTCTGCGCCCTGTTTCAGGAGAACGGGATAAAGGCGGACTGTATTTTCGGTGATACGCCAAATCGAGCGGAAATCCTGAAACGCTTTGAATATGGCGATCTGCAGGTCCTCTGCAACGTGGCCGTTCTAACCGAAGGCTATGATTGTCCGCCTCTTTCCTGTGTCGTTCTCCTTCGGCCGTGCTCATTTAAATCCACCATGCTGCAGATGATCGGTCGTGGTCTGCGAGTCGTGGATCCGGAAGAACATCCAGGGGTGATAAAGCGGGACTGCATTGTCCTGGATTTTGGAGAATCAATTCGCATCCACGGCGATCTGGAACAGGGCGTCCGATTGGATGATTTGGAAGGAACAGAAGCAGCAAATAAAGAATGCCCGAGCTGCAATACACTGATCCCCATACAAACGAGAGAGTGCCCTGTTTGCGGTTATGAATACCACGCCGGCGCTAAAGGCGCCGCTCAGGAGAAGGAATACTCCGATGTGGTGATGATGGAAGTAGATTTGCTGAAAAAATCACCTTTCAAGTGGGCAGACCTATTCGGCAGCGGGAAGGTCATGGTCGCCAGCGGATTCAATGCCTGGGTTGTGACGGCATCGGCAAATGGAAACGATTGGGTATCGTTGGGTAAGATGAAGGGCAAACCCATGCGCCGATTATCCGTCGGTGCGAAAGTCCCGGCCCTTGCTCAAGCGGATGATTTTCTGCGGTTGCATGAAGACACGGATGCCGCGCAGAAAAGCAGGCGCTGGCTGAAGGACCCGCCATCATTTAAACAACTGGAGCTGCTCGCCAACATTGGTTGGAATGTAAACGATTACAATCTCAGAAAGTACGAGGCTTCCTGCCTCCTCAATTTTCTCTGGAACAAATCAGCAATCGAACAGGAGGTCTTTCGACATGCCCGTTGATTATCAGAAACTGGGTGAAGCACTCTTGTCAGCAGGACTCACAGGGAAAGCTGTAAACGACTATTCCCGCACTGAGGTTGATGCCCTTGTCCGCGCCTGCATCGAGGCTTTGATACCGGATAAGGGGGCGAAGTTCAGCCTGCCGTACATCAGCGATGCTGGGGATCTGGTGATCCCGTTTGATGCAGATCCCCGATTCCATTACTGGAAGCCCTGCGGGCAATCCATTTTTGAAACGCTCCGGGAATTAGGCGCCAGCAAAGAGGTGTGGAGTAAATACGTTAACGATCCCAATGAACCTTTCTAACTATTATGCAACCACACACTGGCGGCAGAAATCGAAAGAATTTCGGGAGCTGGTGGGCAAATGTGAACAATGCGGATCAACGCTGAAATTGCAGGTGCACCACAAGAGGTATCGGTTTTTTCGGGAAAAAGATTCTGATCTCTCCTGCCTCTGCGACACGTGCCACCTCCAGGGCATACATAAACAAAAAGGAGAGCTGGACATGCTCGATTTTAATCACCAAATAAACCAATCAGATCGAATAAATCACCTCATTGACGAGGCTCTTACCGGCAGGCCCGAGCGACCCAGGGATTATCTCGGAGGCTCTCGTCTCGGCGGCGAATGTGCCAGGGCCCTCCAATATGAATTTTTTAATACACCACGAGACAGGCCATTCGAAGGAAGAACCTTACGGATATTCTCCATCGGTCATGTAGTCGAAGACCTGGCCGCGGAATGGATCCGCATGGCTGGGTTTGACCTGAGAGTAAAGGATAAAGAGGGCCGACAATTTGGTTTTTCCGTCGCCGGCGGGAAAATATCCGGTCACATAGATGGAGTTATTGTGGGTGGACCTGACGAGTTCGGTCCGTATCCGCGGTTATGGGAATGCAAAACAGCGAACGCCAAAAAATGGCGTGAGTTCGAAAAGAACAAAGTCAAAAAGGCCAACTGGATCTATTATGTCCAGGTTCAGATCTACATGGCCTACATGGACCTTGCCGACAGGCCTGCCCTATGGACATGCGTCAACAAGGACGATTCATCTCTGTATCACGAAAATATCCCTTTCGATCAGTCAGTTGCACAAGACGCGTCGGACAGGGCAGTCCGGATTATCCAGGCCTGCATGGCCGGTGAATTGTTACCGCGGGAATATCCATCTGCCGATTTCTACCAGTGCAAATGGTGTGCGTGGGGAGACAAGTGCTGGCATGACTGAAATATATGATTTCGATTTCAATAACGCCAAAAGACAAGATGAAGACCCGCCGGATCATCCACCGGCTCACCCAGAGCAGGCGTTCCAGAATGCTATTGCAGCCGCGGGGCTCGGTTGCCCGGTCATCAATCCCACCGGACAGATCGAACGATACGACGCGCCAGGGGAAAAGCGGGGCAGAAAATCAAACTGGTATGTCTTCTTCCCCGACGACATTCCCGGCGGGGCCGCCGGGTCATGGAAGGACGGCGGTCTTTCGACGTTGACCTGGAGCGCCAGGGACGTCTCCGAAATGACGCAACGGGAGAGACAACGGTACGAAAACCGGATGGCCGAGGCAAGGCGCCTGCGCGAACAAGCGGAGCAGGTCCGCCGAGCGGAAGCGCGCGATGAAGCCACTAAACGATGGGAGGCGGCAAAGGAACCCACGCCGGGCCACGCTTACCTTCAAAAGAAGCAGGTCAAGGCGTATGGGATCCGTCAGGATGAAAAAGGAAGGTTGATGATTCCCATCCTGGATTCGGAAGGAACGCTGCATTCCCTCGAATACATTGATCCGCATGGCGGGAAACGGTTTCTCACTGGAGGGGAACTGAAGGGACACTTCCATGTCATTCCCGGCGAAGGCCAGACAGCATATCTGGTCGAAGGATACGCCACCGGCGCCACCATCCATGAAGCCACCGGCGCGGAGGTAGTAATCGCTTTCTCGGCAGGAAACCTCCAGCATGCCGCGAAGTCATACAAGACCTCCAAACGCCTGGTTGTCGCAGCCGACAACGATGTAAGCGAGACCGGCCTCAAGGGTGCCCAGGCCACCGGCTTGCCGTATATCGTGCCTAAAGAGGTTGGAAAGGACTTCAACGATATCGCCGTTGAGAAAGGGTTGTCTGAAGTCAAACGGCAACTGATCCCTCCGGAAAACAAATTTATCCGGCGTGTCTTGCCTTCGCCGGCAGCACTCAACGAGGCATTTCTCGAAACACTGTCGATGTCCTGGACCATCAAAAAGATCATTCCAGAGTCAACAGGATTGATGATGATCTATGGAGCACCATCCTCCGGAAAATCGTTTGCCGCATTGGATATGGCGTTATCCATTGCTCACGGTATCCCTTGGCACGGATATGACACCAAAAAGAAGTCAGTGTTCTATCTCGCCGCCGAGGGTCAAGCTGGAGTCCTTAAACGCATCGAGGCATGGCGGCAGTATCACGGCATGGAGAAGATCGACAACTTTTCTCTTTTGCCGATGCCCTGTCTGATCGACAATCCCGGCCAGCTCGGTGAACTGCTGGCTATGATTCGCAGTCTGCCGGCAATGCCGGGTGTGATCATATTGGATACAGTTGCCAGATCTATGCTCGGGGACGAGAACTCCACGTTGGACATGGGCAAGTTAGTGAATGCCTGCGGGGAAATGCACGAAGCCACCAAGGCAATGATTTGCCTTATTCATCATACCGGCAAGGATGAGACCCGTGGCGCTCGTGGGGCTATCGCTTTGACAGGAGCCACCGACACGATGTTTAAGGTGATCCGCACTACCGAACCGAAACAGTACATTCTCCACTGCGAACGCCAGAAGGATGACGAGCCTTTTGAATCCATGCTCTTTCACTTTGATGTGGTGGATACTGGACACGTGAACGTAGATGGCGATGCGGTAACTTCACTAGTTCCGGTGTACGATCCGGATACAAATGTAGG